TCTTCCTGCAAGGGTTGGCGGAACTGATAGACCGCGTACAAAGGGGCGACGACATCGACGAAAATCTGCGCGACCATGTGTGCGACCAACTCGAATTCGTCGCGACGCACGACGATTACGGGATGCCGTCGCTGGTCGTAGATCATCATAGAGACATTTTTCGGTATGTAGAAGAGTTTGACAACTGGTTCAGCCCACGAGACGGCAAGCCGGCCGTGGCGGTCGCGCGCACGGTGCAGTGTCCCGACGGGCGGGAATACACCTACTACGATTGGAACACAGAATACAACGACCAAAACCAGCTGGAGGGTCATCCCGTCGTGGCGGACTTCTTCGCCTACAACAACAACTATGCGCGGGGCGCGTTTATGCCCAAAGGCGCGGGGAATGTGGTCGGCGACCCGCTGGGCGGTCTCCGTGTCCAAGCGGCGATGGCGCGACATCTACTCCAATGCAATCCCGAACAAAGCGACGCATCAGACCTAAGCGATGCCGTAGAACTCACTGCTTTAGAATTGTCATCGCTGTTCGGTGCATTGAAAAACGAAGCGTCGCTCCCAGAGGATCGGCGGAAGTTCACACGGTTCATGATGTTTCGTCCCGCGATGCCCCATGTGCTGTCGCGGATTGCGAACTTGACGGCGGCGATGAAGTTCGCCGAACAGAACCAATTGGAACTCTCAGAAGGCGCAAAAGAGAAGCTCGATATGCTTCTCAATGACTATGGTTTGAACGATCCCAATTCGCATGTGCGTAGGACGCTGGATGCGATGTTCACCTTGTCGGCTGGAGCGTCGCCGATGATGTTCCAGAAGGGGTATACCGCGGCGGAGCAGGCGTTCGGCGGTCCGGACGAACCGCATGTGGTCTATAAGGCGGACGATTCGGTGAAGACTTTAGACGACCATTTGCTGGTCTGGAGCAACTCTCTGCAGCGCGGGAGTTAAGCGATGCCCCGTGCGCGTTGGCGTGATTGGTTCTTAGGGTCGATTGGCGTCGGCAAGCCTGTCAAGCCGATGGCTGAGCCGATGACCAAGCCCGTTGAGGGGCAAATCGGGATCACGGGTCAGAACCGTTATGCCCCGATGTCGGCGCAGTTCTCATCGGACGGACGGATGTTGGCGTTCCGTCTGGATGAGATACGGATAGAAGACCTCGACCGTGTGCGTCAAGACCCCGTGGTGCGTTCCTCGCTACGGTTGCTCAAACTCCCGATACTCCGCGCGAAGTGGCAAGTCTACTCCGAAGACCCTAAGATTGAAGCGTTGGTTCAAGAGATTCTTCGTCCGCACATGCGCCAACTGTTATGGGCGTTGTGTACCGCGTTTGACTACGGAGTCGCATTCGTGGAGAAGGTGTGGCGTCGCGAACCCGTGTTGCGCGTGTCGCACACACGGTCAACCCAAGATGCGTCCGATGTCTACACCTATCGTGATGTGTGGACGATTGACCGCGTGGTGCATCTGGACCCGTCGCTGTGTTGGGCGTTGGTGTATCCGACGGGCGAGTTCGCGGGCGTGCGCCAACTCCAAGCGGGCGACATCATTCCCGAAGGGAAGCTCATCCACTACGCCGTCGACTCCGAATTCAACGAGGTGTACGGCAACCCCGTCACGAAGCCGTGTATCCCATACTTCGAAGTCAAAGTCCGACTCTTGGAAGACCTCTCACGCTATTTCGCGACTTACGGGGTTCCGATTAAGAAAGGGTATGCCCCGCCGGGTCAGACGAGTGTGGGCACGGCGGAGAACGGGCAACCCGTGTTGGTGGACAATCTGGAGTATCTTGCAGAACAGTTAGACAATCTGACCAACGCGCACACCATCGTCTTGCCGAACATGGTGGATTCCGCGGGTCAGCGGATGTGGGAGGTGGAACTCGCGCCCCCGCCGGGAGCCGCGCCGTATGAAGCGTTTCTGAACTTTCTGGATGAACAGATGCGCCAAGCGATGGGCGTGCCCGCGCTGGCGTCTATCCATCCTCAGATGGGCTCGTATGCGCTCGGACGGTCGCAAATCGACCTCTTTATTCAGAACGAAGAAGCGTGGCTCCAGCAGATCCAAGAAGTGCTGAACCGACAGTTAATCCCCGACATCGTGCGGTTCAACTTCGGTTCCCGCGCACGACCGACACGAATCGAGATGACCATCGAGCGCGACGATACAGCCGCGTTGGTCGACGCGATGATTAGTCTGTTGGCGCACGGGCAGCCGTTGCAGACGGCGACGGGCGACACGCTGTACGCCGACTGGCAACAACTCGCGCAGGAATACAATCTCCCCGTCTTGACGCTCACGCGCGAGGAGATGATGCAACAGCAGATGGAAATGCAACAGATGCAGGCGCAGATGATGCCCCAAATGGGCAACGCGCCCGATGGGGCGATGGCTAGCCCCGCCGCGATGGGCGGGAACGCTCCGAGTGGGATGATGGGTAGCCCCGCCGCGATGGGCGGGAACGCTCCGAGTGGGATGATGGCTAGCCCCGCCGCGATGGGCGGGAACGCCCCCAGTGGGATGACGGGTAGCCCCCAATCGGGTTCAGCGGGCGAGATTGCGACCCCGCTTCCCGTCCGAGAACCCAGCGACGGGCAATCCGCGTCTCCGCTGGAACCCGAACCCACACAGCCCGAACAGGCGACCGCGCCTGAACCCGAACAGAACCAGCCCGAACCCGAACCGCAATCCGAACCCGAACCGGGCGCACCGCGACTTCTGCTCCCGCGCGTGCGAATCAACAACCCGAACCGACAACAACCATCAACCACTGACGGCTAAAGCCGACAGTTTGCTGAGAACGGGTTGACCGCTCTCAGCCTTAGGCTGGTTGACAGCAGCCCAGTACCGTCCAAGCCCGCTTGGACGGCACGACTCGCGATGTTTAGAGATGCAACAAAATTGGCGTTGTGCTGGAAACCACACTCTCGGCAACGGAATAGACGGGTACTCAAACGATTGGAGGAACTGACATGACCACAGCGGGGACAAGTTCGCGAAGTGTAGTTTGGCTTGACGAAAACCACTTGGTGTCCAGCCAATCGTGCTTTGTAAGCAATCATCCACTGGAGTTGCCGAAACGCCCAAGTGTGGAACTGCGCCCGCTGCTCAGCACCGCTACGCTTACAGCGGTCTCGGATACCGCTGAGGTCTTCCAACACAACGAGACTGTTCGGGGGGAGACTATCGACGAAGCGACGGCTCACGGTATGCAAGTAGTTGCGTGCCCAACGGCGTTCCTTATCACCCAGCCGTGTCCGAGCCCGTTTGGCTCTCGTGCCTTTGCGTTGCAGGATGCTCCGTCGGGCACGGAACCGCTTGCGCCGCTCAATCGATTCTACGCCCGAAATCTTGACACCGTTAGAAGCCACTATGAGATCAATCTCGCCGAGGTCAACGCCGACGACACTTTGTGGCGAGTCACTGGGTTCAGGGACTGGAACGGAAACGACGATATGCAAGTAGAGTTCTCCGTCACGATGGCGTTTGAGAACTGCAGAAGTGGGTTTGGAGTCTCTAAGGATTGGCAGATAGCGTTGCCCGACCTTGACAGGGCACTTGATTCGTTTCCCGTCGCAAGTCGCGAGGCTCACCCAAACAGCGTCGTCTTTCAGAAACAGTCGGAAAAGTCTCGCGTCCAAATCCAGCGATTGGGGTTTGAAGGTCAACAGCTTCAGGGGTTGCTTTTTGGCTTTGGCGGTTTTGTATGCTTTTGCGACACGCTCACGGGCACGGGCGGTATAATTAGCGAGGAGGTTGAACCGTTGTCGGATGTCGTAGTATGTCAGATGATGCAAAGCAACGGAATTGAAGCATCGCTCCGTGAATGCTGCTTGACTGATGGCGTTGCAGGCGTCGGCGAAGACATCCAGCGTTCGGTTCAGCCGCTGTCTGTCTTCAGGCGACAGGTCAAGTTTGCCGACAACGGTCAGTTCCATCGCTTGAATTGTACCCCACGAACCAGAATCTGTCAAGAAGGAGGTGACTGGCGGCATTTCTCTGCCCGTGTCGTCTAAAGACGACAGTCTGCTGCCGCTATCTTCTATGACTGTCCCCGTGAATACCGTCTACGAGGGCGATGTCTTCGACCTGTTGCGTCAGTTGGAAGACCAATCTGTGGATATGGTCTTCTCCGACCCCGATTACAACATCGGCGTTCGGTACAACGGCAGGTCGTACAGACAACGCTGGGACGACTACATCGACTGGTACATTCGGCTTGCGCGCGAGAGTTTGCGCGTGCTGAAAGACGACGGGAACGCTTTCTTTCTGAACATGCCGAAGCAGAACGCTTACCTGCGCGTGCGTTATCTCGACGACGCTTGCTACGATGTGCATGAGTATGTCTGGTGCTATTCGCCGAATGTGGGCTACACGCCCTTTCGGTTAACCACAGCGCATCGCACGATTCTGCACGCGCGCAAGCAGACGCGCGTGCGCTGGTACAAAGATGCGATTGCGCAGCCGTTTAAGAATGTCGGCGACAAGCGCGTGCGTGAGCGAATCGAGCGAGGGGAGACGGG